TTATTTTGTCTCCGCATGTAATGTAATTTTAGTAATTAGATAATCGGGATTTTCTGTATCTATAATTTCTATCCCAACCACCCGTCCCCTACCTAAAAAATCTCGACCTATATGTACCATAGGCCCACCATCAAAATCAACATAAGTAATAGAGAGTTCGTTTTCTCCACCTAGTTTTGTATGATTCGGAATTCCTTCTACTAAAAATTGACGTTCATTGATTTGGGTTAATATGAATTTACTTTTAGAAGATCTAGTTATACTAGACACACACAGCCTCACTGTCGAGTACTAAGTCTTTGTTATTTTCTGACGCTAGACTTATAAGAACGTCTTGTAGTCTTTGATTTTCTATTTCTAGAGCAGAAATAATGTTCTCGGCTTCTGCTAGGGCTTTATGAAGATGTTTAACTTTGTTGTATAACTCATCTGCGACATAACTATTTAATGACTTAACAACCATAGCAATATCTCCTGATTATAGAAAGAGAAATTATTGTGCTAATATATTTATACACCTTGTTTACTTAAGACCTAGACTATCTAGAAAAATTTTCAGATCGATTAACTGCTTATTATTCAACATTATAGCATCTGCGTATGGCTTCTTCTTTATTAAGACCTGCCAACAGTATCTAAGTCTCTGCCATAATGACATCTTATTAGATATATTCGTTTCATAGATAGCGAAATCAGCCATTTTCATTTCGTGATCGTACTCTATTAGCAGTATTTCGCTTCTACAGTCGCACGGTATGAACAAAGTTTTATTTTCTTGTAGTTTTGTCACGCTTCCCATGTTTAAAAATCCTGTCGTAATTTTTTTCCCAGGTTTTTTGATCCACGCTTTTGGGTCTAGGCTTTGATCCTTTGCCATTTTGACTCACTCTTGATCCTCCAGTACAAAACTCCAATACCTACTGTCCTCTTTCTTTTGAAGATCATCCCAGTAAATAGAGCGGGCTATATAAGAAGGTATCATGTGCTTGCCACAATTAACCATCCAGTGTCGCTCCATTTTCTTATACAGTCCAGATCCGACCTTACTTTTATTATACTTAAGAGACTCAATATCGTAAAGTCTCAGTTGATGTACGTCGCCGCACAATACTCTCGCCTCATTAGGATGGATCATTTCCAAGGCAAAACTAATCTTTGCCAGACCAATACCACTAATCTTATTAAGGATGCTATCACGCTTCTTCACATGATACTTTTTAGTGGTAAAATAAAAGTCTTTAGGATTAGCCCAAAACTTAGTACTAAAATCCCAGATATAATTAGTGCGATTATTATGAAGTCCTACACCGCTCTTGTGGAGTTTTTCCAGTAGAATATCTTTGCTATCCACCCACTCATGAAAATTCTTAATAGCATTATATCCCTTGACATTACCTTGCCAAGTGGTATGTACGCTGCAATAGGCGAACAAATAGCGTCGAAAAATATCGTCGTTATTCTTGGGGCGAACGCTTTCCCAATAGTCCTTATATGCGACTATCTTATCTTTAGGAAAGTTCTTAAAGAATTCGTCTGCCTTAGATGTATTAATCTGAACAACTGGATTGCTACTAACCGTATTCTCAATAATCATATATAGTCTCCAAGTGGTATGCTGCGATTGTACCCTAATGGTATCGTCTTGTCAAGACCTGTTTCTTTAGACGGTTCTCGCAGACCCATGTAAAATCTTAAAGGTTGGAAATCTTAGGCTGATCCCACCATCTTGATTTTTTGTCTCTTCAAAATATTGAACTGTGATAATTTTACCAAGAATCTTGTTAGGATTCTGATAGAATTCTTGTCTCTGGTCAATAGCAAAACCACTACCAACCCTCACAGTATGTCCCTTGTGATTAATCATTACACAAGAAAGCATAGTTTCCTCGCACTCCGCACCATTTTTAACATATCGAAATGGTCCCATTTCAGTATCAATGACTTCATACTCGTCATCAAAAAACTTTTTAACTTTGAGTAGATCTTTGCTACGCTTGCCTTTATAGGGTTGGTCTGCTCGTAGCATTACTCCTTCCCAACCATAATCGGCGGCTTCTTTAACCCACTCTTGAAAATGTTCATCGTTATGAATCAATTCTTGTTCAAGCAAGGTGAGGCATGGACATTCATTCTTAGTCATAATCTCTGTCAGATTTGCCAAACGAATAGAATACGGACGATTATTTTCGCCTTTCTTACTATAGAATTCGTTGTGCGTAATCATATCAAAAATTTTAAAGGATGGATTAGGAATAGTATGATCTTTCTTTTTCAGTTGTTTCATAACTCCTTGAAAATCTTCATTACCATCTGCGTCTACTAGACAAAGTTCACCATCAAATACTACATCAGTAATCCCCAAAGCCTTAATACCACCACTAACAACACCAAGAGTATCAAACTCTTTTCCTGTACGGGAATAAAAGGTAGCGTTCCCATCAGAATCAACAATAGCGATACATCTAGCACCGTCAATTTTACGGCTAACATACCAACCATCCTTCCAATCTACAAGTTTAGGTTCATATTTATCTGCCAGAGCAACACTAAATTCTGGAATATGGTCAGGAATAGCCTTGTTGATAATCTTATCTCCAGCACGAGTTTTGAGGTCTTTATCAATAATACAATGGATAAGTTCCTCATACTCTTTATGAGTATCTATAAAGGTATTAACAGCACCTATAGCATCGTGACCAGTAATGATACGATTCTTAAGATCATCCAAAAGTTTAAAAACATTATTATACTGCTTACCACTCAACGAACTTTTCTTTTTAAGATTATCGCTGGTTACATTGTATTGCCACAAAGGATGATAAACATACAGGAAAATCTTCTTAGTAAAACTAGCAGCATCACTACTACAATTACAATAATCCTCAATTATTCCCTGCTTATCAATCGTACTACTAGTAGCCTTAAGATCACAAACCATTCTCCAAACATAATCAAAGTGATGAGTCATTTACAATATCTCCGTTGTTTCCCTACAGTATACACTAGCGTCCTGTCCTTGTCAAGTATCGACAATCTAGTGTCGTTTCTTGAATCTTTCACTTAATTTACTGACTAAATCACTCCCTGCCGTTGGGAAAAAACACGGAAGAACTGAATGAATGATCAAAAATAATCCCGCTAATAAACAACAAGATCCATAAAACATAGCAAAAATTAAATGCTGAATATATGTCATATTATTTTGTTCAAGATGTTTGATCCATCTTTGTCGGAGATTCATTTGGCACCACTCTATTTTTAGACATAATTAAATAGTTTACAGCTTTAATTACACCATCTAAAGAGTCTCCTAATTTTCCTATACCAGTATTGCAACGATCACAAATCCATCCTCTAAAACTATCATCGCTATGGTCGTGATCTAAAACCCATTTGATTGGCATTTTTCCACAACATTCACACAACTCTGGTTTTGGCGGGGCTTCTTTGTGTAATTGATTTCTTACTTTGCTGTGTTTCTTGACACATTTTTTACATCGTGTATCAAGATTGTCTTTGTACATGGTGTGTTTAGGAAAACTGCCTTTATTTTTGCGTTTACCACAATATGCACAAATTTTTCTAGACATAATTAAAATAATTCTGTAATAACTTTACCAGAATTAGCAATTTTCATTGGTCTGCCATTCTTAGCAGTAAATGTAGTCTCTAGTGAGATACCCAAACTTCTTAATACGCTAGCCATTAAGTCTTGAGAAGTATATGCATTACCCACAATCTCTTTGCCATTTTCATTTGTTTCGCCAACAACTCTTCCATTCTTAAAAGAACCTCCACCAACTACAACACTCCAACTTCTTGCCCAATGATCTCTACCCCCATTACCATTAATGTTTGGTGTTCGACCAAATTCTCCCATACATATTATGGTTGTATTTTCTAGCAAGCCCCTATCTTGAAGGTCTTCGATTAAGGCACTCAAACCTTTGTCTAGGTCTGGTAGTTTTTGATTTTCTAGCGTATTAAAAATATCAGTATGATTATCCCATCCACCAAAATCTACTTCAATAAAGGGTATGCCAGCCTCAACCAATCTTCTTGCCATTAAACAACTTCTACCAAAAGCAGAATTGCCATATCTATCTTTAGTTTGTGAAGATTCAGATGTAGTTTTAAACGCATACATTTGATCACTATTCATGATTTTCCAAGTCTTGTTCAATACTTTGGCATGATCTAGGGCAAACCCTCCGCGATTCTCTTTTATAAATCTATTTTCAATCGTTGCCAGCATTTCCATGCGTTGTTTAACTCTAGTCTCATCTAGTCCCATATCTAAATCACGAACCGTTCCATTGGTATTAACAATAAATGGAGCATAACTCATGCCAAGAAAACCTGGGCCTGTGCTAGTACCACCAATACTTACAAACAATGGAATTTCTATATCTTTACAAAGATGTTCTAATTCATGGGATATTACACTACCATAACTAGGATAGTCTATATTAGGATTAGGAACATATCCTGTATGCATATAATATCTACCTCTGGTATGATCTGCTTCTCTAGTACTCATATTACGGATAATACTTAACTTATCCATATTTTTAGAGAGCAGGGGTAGATGTTCACAGATTTGAATACCGTCTACATTAGTATTGATTGGCTTAAATGGGCCTCCTGTTGCTGATCCCGGTTTTAAATCCCACATATCAATACTACTAGCACCACCGCCCAACCAAATGAGTATAGTGCTTTTATTTTGTTTGCGTAATTCTGGAGCATTAGCCGCTATACTATTTCTCAAATAAAGAGCAGAATACGCAGCAGAAGATAATCCAGATAGGTGAGATAAAAAATGTCTACGATTAATCATGATGAATGTTTCTTTAATTTTTTCTTAAGTTTTTTTAGATACTTATCTTCTGCTAATTCTTTTGGGTCTTTATTTTCCTTTTTGGTTAATTTTTTATACATCTTTTTCCAAAAACTCATTTATTATTCCTTATCTTAGTCAGTATATTTGAAATGGAGACGATGGGAGTCGAACCCATGTCTTGCGATACTTCTAATTACATATTCTACAAGTTTATTTTGTTCATAAGTTTTAAGAAAGACTAAAGAACAAACAACATTCGTCTTTCCGTACCAACTAATCTCAGGCTAGAACCCGTTGGCTATTCTAGCGGCCGAAGGATTTTACGACAATCTTTTGAACGCTACCTTCATCGCTTTCTAAGATTGTTGCTGTTATTTAATTAAGCAGCAAGGGCTAACTGATTTGTGCCAGTTAAAGCATTTAATCGACTTTTAAAGTGGCCGGTCGATCAACCACTACTTGCTAATATAATTCTCCATATCCAATCGATACCGTTACGTCCCCGTATTAAATAATACACTTTCTATCATAGAATTCTAATATGTGTTCAATAATTTTGTCCATATATTGTTTGCGTTTTTGTTCCCTTTTTTCTATCAAAATCGCGTTAATTTCTGTCATTATTTTTTGCTGTTGAGATATATGACCTAAGCAAAGAATATTCACACCGACAGATATTGATAATATACCTGATAGCACCAGTATGAATGGTCTGTTCATATATTATTATAGGATAGGTTTTGCAAATATTCTTTTTGCGATAGCCATATATCATCTATATAACTAGTATTAGGCTTGACCCCTTTATAGGCCAAACAACACCACAGAGAATCGCCACTAATATAGCATCTGCGTTGTTTAAACGAAAAACAAAGACGCCACAACCTATTGCATAAAATTTTATTTAGGGTATTAGAAAACATATTTATTCTTGGTTAATATTGTTTTTGTGTTCAATTAATAACTCTTCACACTTCTTCAAACGATTAACCATATCCTCGCATCTTTTACAGAAGTCGGTGGAAATATATTCCTTGAGGTAATCAATCTCTTCTTGAATTTTGTCTATATTATTCATATTGAGTTTTTGACCAGAATACCATACTGTTGCTTTCGTCGTCCCAAGCACACTCTATTTTATCTGAGCCAGCAAGTTTGGCAAGTCCGACTCCGTATATCATATTCATGATAGTTTCTATAACTAGATAATGCTTTTTCTCAGAGATATAGTACTTATTATTTTTAACTCTAGATGTGGACATCACCAAATTCTCTACTTGTTTAATAGATACATAAGCATCAAGATCCCCCGCATCATCAGATAGTTGTGCTGCGGCAAACTCTCTAACAGACTCAGAGTATTGCTGAAGATTATCGATCAGCATCATAGACTTCTTTTTTTTCATATAGTTACTCTATGTATTTCTTTAGACCATTAGTGTATTTATTGTTGTTTGATATTGAGTTCAACAAGTATTCTAAATTATATCTACCTCTTGGGAGCCATTTGGTATCATTATTTAACGCTGTGATAATCTGTGGCATGATATGCTGATAAAATATTTCATATTTATTAGGATATTCAACCTTAATCAGATTGTCAATAGCAGATAGGGAATCCTCGATATTCTTAGACAAAGACTTAATTTGTAGAATAACAGAGGTATCTTTAGGCATTGACTTCTACCTTTGGCTTAAGTTTAATAATCTTATGCTTGATCTTCCATACGCCGGTTTCTTTATTCTGCGTATCTGGCCCCATATAAATATGGCAGAATCCTTGGTGCTTATCCAGACCCCAAGCCTTAATACCGTTAGCATCAACACCCTCTACAACAAATCTACCCCTATATCCCATAGGGATAAAATCTCCCGTAGAAAGATTCACAAAATATGGGCCACCATTCACCTTGATACGCTCACCCTTGACCAAATCTTGCCAGCAAAAATCCTTAACGATCTTGGTATTTCTAGCCTCTTTGCTCTTTACCTTAAATGCAAAAGGAGTATTGCATTTCTTGCACATATACGCTCTAGGCCCAGTAATAGTACCACACTTCGTACAAGCCTTTTTACCTTTGCCAAGTCCCATAACTCTACTCTCCTGTGTTTGTGTTAGCGATACGCACTAATCATATCATGCTTATCGGCTTTGTCAAGTGGTTGACTTGAAGAATTTCACAAATATCCTTCTTTTTCTGCTTCTTTATCTGATAATGTTTTCATCCATGCACGAATAGGCTCTCCATTATCTCCCTTACGTTGGTTTCTAAGTTTACCAAGTTCTCCACTAACTTCACAAGTATTATAACTCAGATTTTCTGCAAGGTCTATGGCCCCACGAATATAATCATCTGCACCATAACAGTAGGCTCTTAATCCGCCGAACTTTTCTTTAATTTGGCTCCACCAGAATAAATCCATATTCTTGTTGTTGCGAATATTACGCTCAATCTGACTCTGTGTTACAGAGAATAGTTTGTCCAATAGGTTATACCAACCATCGCCACATTCAATATAAGACAGATTCTTAAACTGCATGGGGTATTTAGTTACTAATTGATTTATTAGTTCTGGACTCATTTTCTTTATCCGTTTCTGGTATAATAGTTAACTTGCCGGGACTATAGTGACAAAAATAACTATTGCGTATTCTTTTCTTAATTAAGTTATCTTCTTCAATCTCAACATAAACATTAATTCTATAACGATTTTCAAACACATTAATAATTTTGGTCATTAGAAAATGCTTGGGTTTTTCTACTTGTTTAAATAGCAAATCTTCTATTTCTAGTTCATTCATTAATTAAAATCCTTTATGTCTGAAAATAAACTATCTATGTTAGTAAGCAACACTAATTTTTCTTGATTGGTTTTATCCGAAATAATATATGTGTCGCAAGAATATTCATCGCCAGTTGACGCATCGTGAATTATTACTGGACTGTTCCAATTAAAGTCTCCCAAATTCTTGACATTATTCGCTTTTTCATACAAAAAATTGTATAATTCTAACCATGTTATTTTATTCATTATTATCTCGCACGACGATTTGCTCTGTTTAGTATACGAATTGTTTCATTAGCATTTGCTGGAACCATAACTAAACTTGGTGCTGTTTTATGTCCCCAATCCATGAACCCGACAGCACGTTGTTCAGTCGAACATTCTTTGCACACTAGCGGTCTATTATATTCTTGCAAAAACTCAAGCCTGTCACTATCTATCATACTCTGACAATATCTACAAAGCATAGAATACTCCTAAAGGCGGGCGAGTACCCATTTATACCACTCTATCGGCGTTTGTCAAGAGATTCTTTAAAAATTATGACCACAGGTGGTGGCGTATTTTAATCAACTCAATTAGCATAGCAGTATCCTCGTTATCATATTTGTTTTCTATTTGTGTTAGTTTTTTCATAGCCTGCATTTGCTTATTTAGTTGTTTAGGAGCAAAATCTGATTCACTAGATATTTGACACACTTTTGA